GTTACACTTTCTATTGGAGCATTTCTCATCACCCCAAGGTGCTCACCTACTACTTGCCACAGCTCCACATTCTTTTTTGTACGTTCTAAAGGAATAATTGCCTCCGCTCCTCTTTCAGCTACTTCCGCTATGTGCCTTGTATAAAATATTCCACCTCTCGCATGGGCTGGTAAACTTGAAAGTGGTATTTTATCTATTAATTCGCCAGTACTTGTTATATAACCACTTTCAACCATAAATTTATAAGCTTCATCAGGCAACATGCCAGCTTGTATAAGCATCATCTGATATTGTGCTGCTGAACCTGTAAGCTCAGGCGTGCTTGATGTAACTTCAGGCGTTCCTCTCTCGTTTAAATACTCTTCCAAATTAAAAAGTCCAGCCAAAGCAGCTGCTCCTCCAGCCCCAACTAAAGCACCTTTCCAGCCAGCTATCTTGAAACCTACTATTGCACCAAGGATTGTCATTAATCCAACATTGCTCTTTATCCCATTGAAAATCGCACTTGCAAGCTCTGTTCCAAGCGTGTAACCAAACGTTACAAGCTGTTTAATTAACTCAGAATTTTCTGTACTAAAAATGGCTTTGAAAAAAGTATTTATCGTCTCTTGTATCTTTCTAAATGCTTCTTGTCCCTGATCCCCCTTCAACCAATTATTTAATGCTGTCAGTACTTGGCTAAAAGCGGTAATAATTTTTTGTGTCATTGACATCTGATTCCAGCCCGGTATTGAACTCAAATCACCAAAGAAACGAACCACCTTTCTATAAGCATTCTGCATCGCTTCTCCTACCCTAACACCTGCTTTATACAGTCTATCTTGAACACTCTTTAATGCATCCTCGCCTTTGGTAGCCGCTTCAACAAGTCCAAATAAGATATCCTCTACTGGCTTCAGCATTCCTTCACCGAAATATGTTATCGTCATGCCTGCAATATCCTGTAATGCAGATATCAATCCAACCAACGTCTTTGCCTGTAATTCACTTCCACCAGCATACGGCTTTAACGCTCTTCCAATTGCTTCCATAGCCTGCTTTGCGGGAATAGCCTTCTTTGAAATATCATCCAACGACTTCACTCCGAGTTCCTTCAATACATCTGTCATTGGTATTTTTAAGTTCAAAGTAACCTGCCTTAAATCCTGCAAATTCAATCTACCACTTTGGGCTATCTGCGTAAATCCGAGCATTGCTCGCTGTAATCCTTCCATCCCCGCACCTGTCATAGAGCCTGCATCGGCAAATTGCAGCAACGTTTCTAATGTCTTTGCTGTAGCCTTCTCAACGCCATACATTTGCGTATATATAGGAAGCAACTGGGTAGCAAGATCCTGCACATCTTTAAATTCAAATGGTGTAATAGCTGCAAGTGCTTGCAACTCGCCTATAAAACGTTTAGCCCTTTCGGCATCCTTAAGGAAGAAATTAAATGATACCCTCGCCTGCTCCATCTCTCCTGCAAGTTTTAACGGTCCAGCAATAAGGGCTGTCATTCCCACCCCAGCACCAGCTATCCCAAGCATTCCAAGTGGTGATGTTATCATCCTTCCTACTCCACCCAAAATGCTGCCTATTTTACTCACGAAACTTTTTGCACCACTTAAAATGCTCGAAAATACAGGTGTGGCTTGGTCAACTGCATGCACAACGACACTCCACACTTTGCCAGCAATTCTACTCAAGCCTGATTGCGCACTTGCTACCGCTGGTGCTGTATTATCAATCGCTGTTATGGTCGGCTTATAAGTCGTATTCAGGGAACGGGCTAACTTCTTATTTGTTACTTCCGCATTCTGGGCGAAACGATTAATCCGCTCATTTGCCTGCTCTATGACTGGTGCTGATTGGTCTTGTGCAGTAATTAAAAGCTCTACCTTATAGGTCTCGTTAGCCATCTTTCCCCCTTATCTTCTCTAATTCTTCTTGCTCCTGTTCTAACTCCACCAACATGCTTGCACGCATAAAATCACGTATCTTTGGCGGCTTGCTCCAATACTCATCTGGAGTAATGCCACATCTTTGGAGCAGGTGGTGAATAATGGTCGCTTCACCACCCGCCCTGATTAGTTTTTTAAAGTTTCAACTCGGCTCTCGTTTTCCTCGCTATTATACCCACTCAAACGCTCTATGAGTTCGATAACTTCATCCTTCTCGCCACGCTTAAGCACTTTATCCACCAACTGCCAACCAGCAAGAACATTGGCTTTCTCCCACAATTCTTTGTTATCCCAAATCATTGCCCTATCTTCTGGATGCGTGGCTTGGACAATCATCAACGAGTTAAACTTTGCGACATTAAATTCCTGCGGCACGGCTAAGTTCCCGAACCTCTTATCCCTTACAGTCTTAGTGGCTTCTTGCCTACACTCCTCGGCTTCTTCATCGGTCAACCCACGCACTCGGAATGAAAATAACTCCTTCCCATCCCTAACTACGTGGTACGTCTCATATTCTACGATTGTGTCCATCGCTTTTAGAATGCCAGCTACGTCCTTAAGCATAACGTCTTCTTTACTTAACAACTCCTCTTTATCAACCTTACTCACTTCTCACCCCTCCTATGTGTGCGCGTGTAATACCCCCATAAAGTTTAATCTCGCATCTGGAGCACCTTTTGCCAAACTGTCCAACACTTTTTTAAGTATCTTGGCGTCCTTTATTACTGTCTCTGTAAACGTCAAGGTAACGGTATAAGATTGGGGTATTGCCCATACTTGTTTATTACCAGCTGCTTGATAATCGGTATTGGTCGGGTTTATCTGCGCTTGGAATGTATTTACTTCAGCCAGCAAATTACCATCGCCGTCGTACAACTCACCATCGTAACCACGGATAATGTGATTAGGTTGGAATGTTCCTCCATCAAGGGCTGATTGCAATTCTACTGGAGCATTTACCCTGAAACTCCACGCCCTTTGCACAATATCCCCTGTCCGAACATTCACTATGTCAATCACACCATCGGGTACACAATCTCGGAATATATATCTGCCATCTGCCATATTCTTTCACCCCCTTTTATACTGGAGCAAATCTAAACTGGAATGTCAAGTACAGCTTCTCTGCACTATCGGTATCGTCAACCTGAATAATAAACCATGCACTATCGCCTTGTGGTGGATTAGTCGGGTCTTCATAAATCTGACCAGCAATTAGTGCCCCTTCATTAATCATCTCATTTATTACCCCTTGCGCTGCTGCCATCAATGTAGCCCTACCATTAGCGTCATTATTTATCTTCCCAATCAATGTGTCCCAAGTTGCACCAATTCTGTCAATCAGTGTGTCCCTTGTCCTTACTCTTCTAATCTTCCTCCAACCCATGTCAAGGTCAGCCGTCGGAGTTATAAACGTATTAATGCCTTGCTCAATCTGAACCTGCTTCTGCGAGTTCAACGTAAATACCAATGCTCCACTATTCAGCGCACTTTCTATATCGGTATTACTCAAAGCACCTACCAAACCTGTAGCTCCCTGTATTACGGCATGGGTAAGGCTCTCTGTTACATCAGCACTTGCAATCATCCCAGCTACTCGCCCTGTGGCTTTATAACCTTCTATCGCTGTTCCATCAGCGTAACTGAACCCATTCACCACAAACACAATCGCTGGGTCGTTAAAACTACGTGCTAATGTTAATCTGGAGCTCAACTCAATATTTGTCTTCTGGCCTAACACTGCCATGACACGCTTGCCAGCGTTCCTTACACGGTCTATGTACGCCTGAATTGAAGTAAATAAATTGGAATCTTCACTATCAACTACGAGCACATTCCAATCTATCGCCTCAAGTGATGTAAGGGCTGTCAAATAATCATTTGCGGTAGTGGTAGGGTCAAGCCCACCTGTCATACCCGCATTAGCTATTGCCTTCAATGTTCTATTACCAGCCGCAATTTTGGTAGCTGTAACGTATTTATTTGCTTGTGAACTATTCAATGCTGAAACCAAAGCATCTGGCTCTGCTGTTCCTTTTGCAAATGGTACGGTAAGCAACAACGTTGCTCCTTCATAAAGCAAGAACTCTCTTAAACTTGCATTTGTCAACGAATCCCTAATTGTTACTGTGAAATTATTACCCCTTGT